TAAGGCTTGGCCTGATGGATACGACGAAGTACGAGCAATAGCTGCTCACAACGATGCACTGATTATCTTTGGTAAGCACAGCATCTTGGTATACGGAGGAGCATCTAGTCCAGCTAGTATGGCTCTTCTTGATACCGTGGCTGGCGTTGGTTGCATCTGTAGAAACTCTATACAGCACACAGGTACAGATGTGTTGTTTGTGTCTAACTCAGGCTTGAGGAGCTTTGGACGTACAATCCAAGAGAAGTCCATGCCTCTGTCTGACCTGAGCAAGAACGTAAAGACTGAGTTTATTGGGCTGATTCAAGAGCGCACGTTACCTACGGCATCTGTGTACAGCCCTGAAAACTCTTTTTACCTAATTTCGTTCCCAGATCAATCTATTGTTTTCTGCTTTGATCTAAAGGGACGACTGGAGAACGGCGGACTGAGAGTCACTAGGTGGACATCTATTCCGCACAAGTCCTTCGAGAGAAAGACAGACGGCACTCTGTATATAGGCACGTCTGATGGCGTAGGCACTTACACAGGCTACACAGACAACAGTGATGTGTACCGCTTTAAGTACTACAGTCCCGGCTTGACCTTTGGTGATCCATCGAAGATCAAGCTACTCAAGAAGCTACGTCCTACTATTGTTGGCGCTAACGACGCCACTGTGTACATGAAATGGGCGTATGATTTTGACACTAGCTTTAACAGTTACACGTTTACAATAGGCAATCAAACACCGTCGTACTACGGAGTAGGTGAGTTTGGTATTGCTGAGTACACAGGCGGAGAACTTACGACTAGAAACGTAGTAAACACTACAGGTAGCGGAAGCATTATCACAATAGGTCTAGAGGCAGACATCAACGGTGCTGCTTTATCTCTCCAAGAAATCAACGTATTAGCACTAATAGGTAAAACAGTATGAGCAATTATACAAAGACAACTAACTTTACCGCTAAGGACAGTTTACCTTCTGGAGATAGCGGTAAGATCATTCGTGGTAGTGAGTTTGACACTGAGTTTGATGCTATTGAGGCGGCCAGTGCCACTAAAGCTAACATAGCTTCTCCTACTTTTACAGGCACTGTGACGATCCCTGCGTTGACCTTTACGGGAACTCTGTCTACAGGGACGATTGACGGAGGTACTTACTAATGGGAATTTCACTACAAGATATTATAGATGTCGGTACAGATATTTATAACTTTGCTAAAAGTCCAACAGGAGTTGCTCTGGGAACAGGAGCAGCTGGTGGATTATTGACAAAGGCAGCTTATGATCGTCTAACTGGCATTGGTGAAGAGGCTCGAAGAGAAGCTGAAGGTTTAGCTAGAGAGCTACTGCCGATGACTCAGTTCCGTCCGTTTACTGTGACATCAGCCACAGGCGGACAGTTTGGTGTTACTCCTGAAATATCTACAGTAATAGATCCAAACACGGGAATGCCACGAGAGGTAGTTACTGGAACTCAGGTTGGCATGGGTTTGTCTCCTGAAGAGCAGGCACTACAAGGTGCGCTATTTGGTCAAGCAGGACAGTTCTTAGGACAAGCCGGGATGCCTACAGCTGACCGTGAGGCTGCTGTGTACGAGCGCATTCGTGCTACTCAGTTGCCTGAAGAGCAACGTCAACGTCTGGCTTTAGAGGAGCGACTGGCACAACAGGGACGACTTGGTGTACGCACTGGTATGTTTGGTGGTACTCCTGAAGCGTTTGCTATGGAGCAAGCACAATCTGAAGCACGTAACATAGCGATGCTGATGGCAATGCAGCAGGCTCAATCAGAGCAGATGCAGCAACAGCAGCTTGGTATGTCTGCTCTTGGTGGTGCTTATATGCCGCAGGCTCAGCTGTTGAACGTACAACAGGCTGCTCAGTTGTTCCCGCAGATGCAACAGCAGGCGCAGTTGTTTGGTACAGGAACTTACGGCGAGACTATGATGAGCGCATTGGATGCTCAGTTGATCGCTGAACAGAAAGCGGCAGACTTGATGGGAGCGGCTGGTACTGGTTTACTCAGCAACGCTATCAAGTCTATTACATAAGGAACTAAGTCATGCCTAAATTTTCACAACAGTTCTTAAACCAGATGACACAACCCGGTTTGTTTGGCATGGGTGTTCAACAGGTTGCTCAAGACATTGGCAATATTCCGCAGAGGATGCAACAACGCCGGATGCTTGAGCAGTTCATGGAAGGTGATCCGACGCAAAGAGCACAGATTGTTCAACAACAAGCCATGCGTACAGGAGACTTTAATTTAGCTATTAGAGGCATGGAAATGGAAACTGAGGCTGGTCGTCGAGCCGCAGTAAATCAAATTAATGCTATAGCTTCTACTATGGATCCTGCTACAATGTCAGAAGCAGAGTTAAAAATTAAAAATGATAAAATGATTGAGATTGCTGCTGAAAACAACATTGATATTTCTCCTTATGTTGGTCAGTACATGGATCTTATAGCTGATAGGATTCAATATGATTCAGTTGTAGAATCACAACAAGCTCAAGCAATTTCTGATAAGTATATTGCTATGTCTCCTTCTGCTAGGAACGCATATAAACAAACACCAGAAGGAAAGCAATTTTCTACTGAGCTTATGGAAATTGATAGAGCCATAAATGATGCTGAAAGATCACAACTGTTATTAGATCAAGCAAAAGATACTGGCGATTACAAATCTTATGCTCCTCAGTTATTTAAAAGTATTCAAGATAGACTAGATAATTTAGAAGAAGGTCCAGCAAAAGCAGCACTAGAAGCAGAGTTTAAAGCTTTTAAAGACTCAAACCCTGATTTTACTGCAGGCAATACGCTTACTTCTGTTACTAGTGCAAAAAGAATTGTAAATTCTCTTGAAGTATTTAATAACCGTATTACTACTACGGTAGTAGAAGACTTAACAAATGATCGTCGTTCTCAGGCGAAAAAGGATGAAATAAAAAATGCGTTGATTAAAACCACTTTAAACGTTTCTAATGCAGAAGTTGAAAGGTTTATTGAAAACGGATCTGCTAAAGATGCTTTAGAAGAGTCAGGAGCAGAAAAGGAAGGTAGCAATGTATTTGGTAAATCTATATATAGTGAAGAACAAATAGCTAACAAAGCCAGAGAAATGGCTGTGCAAGACAGAAGAGATATGGTAGAACAGAACTATCCTGAGTTATTTGACCAATATGTTGTAGGCCAAACGTACACAGACGCTAATGGAAATAAAGCTGTTTACAAAGGAAATGGTCAGTGGGAAGAAGTAGAACAAGGCGAGTCTTAATATGTCATTTGACCCTAGTACAGCAACTATTTTTACACCTACTAGTAAAACTAAGTTTGATCCAAACACAGTAGGTGTTTCCACCGTTGATAAAGAAGAAGACTTAACCACTTCAGAAACTATAGAAGGAATAGGTCTAAAACTTTTGGATGGCGTTGCCTTTGGTTTTGGTGATGAGCTTTCTGCTGCTTTGCGCGTAGGCCTAGATGAAATGGTAAAGACAGTAGCTCCTGAAGTTGTCCCTACAGGAACAGCAGAAGAAAGATACCAAAGATACTTATCTAGAAGCCAAGGAATTGAAGAACGTTTTGAAAAAGAAGCGCCTATTTTTGCAGGTGCTTTAGAGATAGGTTCTTCTCTTGTTCCAGCGGCAAAGATAGGAACTGCAGTTGGAAACATGGCTACTCGTCTAGGAAATATAGGAGTACAGTCTGGTCTTGCTGGCGGGGAAATGGTTGTTCGTGAGTTTGCTGAAGCAGAAGGAGACTTTTCTGAGCGAGTTGAAGGCATTGACTGGACTAATGTTGGTATAGGTGCTGGAGCAGGCGCTATTGCTGGCGTTTTTATGCGTGGTCAAAACAGTGTTGATGCTCTTGCTGCTAAAGAAAAAGCGGCTAGAACTGCCTCTGGGAATGTAACAGAGGTTGGTCTTGCTGACAAAAGCAGGTTAAATGCAGGCATTAGGCACATTAGGGATGATCTTTATGCTAACACAAAAGAAGAAGTAGGTGTTCAAAGTGCGAGGCAAATGGTAGATGCTGATGCTCAGGCTACTCAATGGAAGCAAGCGATACATAACGAAGAAAATTTACCGATTAAGAAGCTAGATAATTTAACAAAAGTTTTTAAGTCTAGTGGGAAAGTACGTAAGTTAATAGGAGACGCAGGTGCAGTAAAGCAAACAGACGAAGGTTACTCTGCTGTCTTTTCTCCACAAGGTAGACAAAAAAGACTAGATGTAGCTGCACGAGAATTAGAAAAAATAAATCCTGAAGCAGCTAAAACTTTTGCAAAGATGCGCTCAACAATAGAGCTTGTTCAAAGAGATATGCGCAGGGTATTTCCTAAAGCTGCAGAAGAATTTGAAGAAGGCTACTTTCCGTTATACAAGCAAGCCGAAAGCATATACAAGGGGTTTTTTAGATCCGGAGGAAAAGCAAGGGCATCAAGCTCTGCAATGCAAAGAACAACAGGATTTATTACTGAACAACAAGCCTTAGAAACATTCCAAGATCCTGTAGCAAGTTTTATGTCTTTCTATGAGGACTCTATAGACGCTCTTGCTTTGGCTCGTAAGTTTAATGTTAAAGTTGAAAACAAAAACTTAAAATCTATTAATTC